GCTATAGCATCAATGATTCTACCTAAGTCTCTTCTACACTTAGTTTCATAGTTTGTAGAAGCATGGTTAGAATCGTATACATTGATAGCATTGATTGCTTCAGTGATAATGTTATTCTTGTTAGCAAGTATAAGGTTGCGTGCATCCTTGTTACGGCTAGCATTTAGAGAAGAATCATCTCTAAAGATTGTAACTGCATTATTCTCAGCAGATACAAATGTGTGAGGATATTCACCACCTTGAATTACAAGTGCTCTCTCAATACCATTTGTTTGAGCAGATACAAATGTATGTGCAGTAGTATTTGTGGATGGAACATTCTTAAGAACTTGTACATCAAATGTATTTGAAGTTACATTAGAGATCTTTAACCACTTACCTGAAGATGGATCTGTTGCACGAGGATAAGTATGGTTTGTAGCATTACTATCCTGAGCACAAGTGAATGTTAGAGAGTTGTTTGCAATCTTAATATGCTCACCCTCTACAAAACCATGACCATTAACGGTCAATGTCATCACACCAGTAGAAGGATTGTAAACAGCATTAGTTGCTGTAGTTGTATTGCTGGTGTTAACGAATGTATGAGTGTAGTTACCTCCAGCGATGACTGCTCCTGTTGCAGCAGATACAAATGTATGTGCTGTAGTATTAGAAGAAGTACCAACGTTAAGTGTAATACTATCTGAAGTTACAGATGCAATACTAATTGCAGTATCGTATGCAGGATCTCCAGATCTAGGATAGGTATGGTTAGTAGCATTGCTATCCTGATCACATGTAAATGTTAATGAGTTGTTACCTAGTTTTATAGATGTGCCAGCTGTAAGTGTGTGAGCACCAATTGTAAGTACCAAGACACCAGAGGTGGGATTGTAGGTAGCTCCACTAACATTGTAGTTAACAATAGGAGATTGGCCAACGTTAACTGTGACTGTACCAGTCTGTCTTTCGAGTCCATTTGATGTAGCAGATACGAATGCATGAGTAGATGTTTCTGAAGTAGCACCAACATTAACTTTGAATGTATCAGCAGTAACAGCAGAAATTTGTAACCACTTGCCACTTACAGGGTCAGTTGCTCTAGGATAAGTATGCTGAGAAGCATTACCATCTAAAGCACAAGTCATTGTCAATGAATTGTCAGCGATCTTAACCATATCGCCATTAGCAAATCCATGAGCAGTGACTGTAAGAATTAATTCTCCAGTAGAAGGAGTATATGCAGCACCACTTACTGTATGATTTGTTGATCCAACTGCGGTAACATCTAATGCAGTGTTATACTTAGGATCAGTTGTTCTAGGATAGGTATGGTTTGTACCATTATTATCCATACCACATGTAAAGGTTAAAGCATCTTTTGCTAACCTGATACTTGTTCCTACGTTAATAGTATGACTAGGAAGAGTAAGAACTAAGTCACCTGTTACAGGATTGTATGTGGCATTATTAATATCATATCCATTTGCCTGTGTCTTACCAACGTTAACAGTAATTGTATTGGTTGTAGTAGAACTAATAGGTAGTTTCTCACCATATACAGGATCAGTAGCACGAGGATATTTGTGCTGTGTAGCGTTGTTATCTTGAGCACATGTGAATGTTAATGAATCTGCATTAATGCTGAGTGAATCACCTGCTTTCTCGATACCATTAGCAGTTGCAGATACAAAGTTATGTGGATAGTTACCACCAGTTGTAATGGCATTAGCATTAGCACCAGCCCAAACATGAGTGTATGTTCCACCAGTCTTAACAGAACTTGCAACAGCACTAACAAATGAGTGTGCAGTTGTGTTAGAAGATACACCAATGAATAACTTTATAGTACCACTCTGCTTGATTAATCCATTAGTGGATGCAGAAACAAATGAGTGTGTGTACTGGTCATTAACACCAGAGATACCTACATTAACTTCAAATGTATTTGCAGTCTTATTAGCAACAGTTAACCACTCATCATATGATGGGTCTGTTGTACGTGGGTAACTATGGTTAGTTGCGTTACTATCTTTAGAACATGTAAATGTTAGAGATTCCTTAGCAAACTTAATCTTGTCACCGTTGTTTAATCCATGACCATTAAGAGTTAATACCATTACACCACTAGCAGGTGTATAAGTTGCACCAGTTACAGTAGCAGTTGTAGTACCAACTTCCTCAATGTAGATAGAGTTGTCATAGAATGGGTCTTTCTTATATGATAGACCATTAGCACTTGCACTTACAAATGTATGTGCAGTTACGTTAGTAGAAGGTTGTTGTGCTAGTACTTGTACTTGGAAAGTATTTGTTTGTACATTAAAGATCTTCAACCACTTACCACTTACAGGGTCGGATGCTCTTGGATATGTGTGGTTAGTATTGTTACTGTCTTGAGCACAAGTAAATGTTAATGAATCATCTGCTAACTTGATTTGCTCACCATTATTAAATCCATGATTAGCAATAGTTAGTTCTAAGATACCAGTAGTAGGATTGTAGTCTGCATCAGTTACAGTTGCAGTCTCTACAGTAGTTCTAGGATAACTGTGGTTAGTTGCGTTACCATCCTGAGCACAGGTAAAGGTTACAGCACCATCAGCTAACTTGATACTATCATTAGGTTTAGTAATACTGTTGGCAGCAGCAGAAACAAAACTATGTGTAGTTGTGTTTGTAGAAGGTACTGCGGCTAATACTTGTACATCAAATGTATCTGTAGTTACACCACTAATCTCTAACCATGAACCACTTACAGGGTCAGTAGCACGAGGATATGAGTGGTTAGTACCATTACTATCTTGATCACAAGTAAAGGTTAAAGCACCATCATCAATTCTAACTTTCTCTCCATTCTGGAAACCATGTCCAGCAACAGTGATTGTAATAATACCTGTATTAGGATTATAGTTAGCAGCAGTTGGTGTATATCTATCAGCACCACGTAGATTATGCTGACCAATGGTTAGTTCCATCAAACCTGTTGTAGGTACAAAGGAAGCATTGGAAGGAGTATATTCTACAAGAGGTGATGCTCCAACATTAACTGTTATACTATTTGAAGTAGTTCCTGTAATCTGTATTGCTTCACCAGATACAGGGTCAGTTAGTCTTGGATATGAATGAACTGAAGAATAGTCATCCATTGAGCAGGTAAACTTCAATGAGTTATCTGCAATCTTAATGAATGTACCAGTCTGTAAAGTGTGACTACCTATTAGTAATTCTAGATCACCTGTGGTAGCATTGTAAGTACCTTGTTGAGGAGTGAAGTTAACAGTAGGAGATGCTCCAACGTTTACATCAACTGTATTCGTTGTTGCTCCTGTAATTGTTAACCATGCTCCACTAGCAGGGTCGGATGCTCTAGGATAAGTATGATTAGTATAATCTCCATCCATTCCACATGTGAATGTTAGAGAATCATCTGCAATCTTTATCTTATCTCCATCAGTGTATCCATGATTAGGAATAGTTAGTGTTAATAAACCATTACCAGGAGTGTATGATGCATTAGTTGCTGTAGTTGTAGCAGATCCAGTAAATCCATGACTAGCAATAGTTAATACTAAATCTCCAGTCTCAGCATTGTAAGTAGCACCTGTTGGTGTATAAGAAACAGATGGGTTTGCTGGATCAACAGTAATAGTATTGTCAGATACTGTTAATAGATTAGCAATTGCTTGCTTACAATAATCTTTTGCTCTATTGAAAGCATATACAGATTCTTCTTCCTCACCTAACAATCCATTTGATAGAGGAGTTCCATCTGGGTTGAAATATGTCTTGGTTGTAGCAATAATATTAGCGTTACCACCATCTCTTAAATCTTCTGAGATAGAATCAATAACATATCCAATGTCTCTCTTACACTTAGCTTCAGAAGAGGCATGTGAAGGAGCATACTCAAGAGTCTTAGACCATGCACCATCTATAATTTCTTGTCTGTTTGCCTGTATTAAATTACGTGCATCTGCATATCTATTTGCAGCAGGATCTAGTCCTGGATTGACATAAGATACGTTTCTAAGAGCAGGATATTTCTCTAGGATATAACCAAATACTTCCTCCTGCATCATGCGACGGTTGCTTTCAATTAAGTTAGCAGCGTCAGCAAATGCGTTATTAACTGATAATCCAGAAGGATTAAGTATAGAACCCTTAGCGATGTACTTAACAAATCCTGTTGGTTCTAATCTTGCATTGAATAGACCACCATGACCTTGATAAGATGGTTCCATCTTAACAAATAGTTTCTCATCAGACTTAGCACCAAGTCTATATCCTGTAATTGTTGCAGCAGGACGATTATTTGGATCACCTAAGTCATCACTACCTAAGAATAACTTAGTATAGTTGTTTGTATCCTGTATAGTACCAGCAATATCAACGGTATAATACTGAACCTTCTCTGTGTTAGCAGCATTATCTGTAATCTTTTGTGGTGGGATAATATCTGTAATATATCCACCCTTATCTTGGTTAAAGGAGAATCCTTTAAATCCTTTAGCATGTAATGATGTATTACCGAAGTTACTGTTAGAGTTGGTGATACTCATGTCACCACCAGACTCCATCAAGAAGTGATCGGCATAACCAACAGCGAAGATACTAACACACTGGATGAATGAATCTTCAGATGCTCTAACGTGGAAGTTTCTCCACTCATCTTTCCAATAAGAATCACCCTTAGTATGATAAGGTACTGTTGCAAATGCATCTGTTAATGATGCTTGGTTCCAAGTATTTGAGTACTCATCATATCTAATGAATGCTCTATCGTCTTGTTGTAGTGATACACCAGTGTACTGTGCAATAACAACTGACTTAAATCCAGTTGCTTTTAGACCATTAGCCCAGATACCACAAATACCCCATGTTGAACGGATGGAGCAGTTAAAGACGTATGGAGATGCAGATTCAACAGAGTCAACCTCTGCTAATGTCTGTGCATTCTGACCTAATGCAGGAGTTGAGTTTATATCAACAGTTTTGCCAGAGTTAATATTAGTACCAATGGCAGCAGTTACAGAAGGTACTTCGTAAATGAATTTACGAGGATCATTCTGATCAATTTCTTTGATTGGGAATATACCTTCAAGTATATCATCAATCTCTGTACTTGATATAGCAACAAATTGACCTTGGAAGTACCCATGATCAACTTTAGTAGTTACTTCAACCTCTGTAGTAGATGCAGGGATAGAGGGATCAGTAGTATTATCAGTGAACTTTAAAGACTCAATTATACGAGAGTCAGATAAAGGACCAACGATTCTGTTTTCTTGAACTCTAGGAGCAAACTCACCAGGATCATCAATAGTAGGTTGATATGAAGAAAATGCCTTAGCAACCTTTCTATAATATAAACCTAATTCTTCTGAATCAGCATATTCAAATACTGTTAGTTTATGGTGAGAATAATTAGGAGCAGCTTTCTTAGTGAAATCATTAGGGTCATAATAAACTTCACCAGTACCAGCAGAGGCATTGTAAAGAGGAGATTCAGAACTTGTTTGACCATCCTTAATAGTAAATTGCCAGAAATAGCAACCACCAGTAACATTGAAAATAGCAGAACGAGGGATATCTCTTTCAGTTACAGCAGGATCGGGAACATATAGAGGACGTAGAGTAGTTCTACGAAGATCATAACCAACAAGTGAGGAACCACGAGGGATTATAGCACCACCCTCAGTGTTGTTAAACTTATAGAATATATTGTCAGGGTTGGATACATCTAGAATTGAATTATCTGTCCAAGCAGCATTTGCTTGATCAAATCCAAATACATCAATACCACTAGTGTCTACTAGACCTGGTCTATTGTCAATATAATGGATACCAGGCATCAACATGATAGTGAACTGATCGAACCTATCATTATCGAATCCTGGAAGGTATGAATACCTTGCAATCTCTATAAAAGCACGCTGAATGCTCTTAAATGGTGTTACAGGTGAATTACCTCTATTAGATAAAGCATCTGTTGCGTTGAAATCATCGGGTGAAACATACAAATACTTACCAGTCTTACTACTGATAAGATTATCCAGTCTTGTTAATGGCATGATTTTACTCTGACCCTGCTATAAAAATATCCTCGTATTATTTATACCTCTTGCGTCTGAGTCCAGTTATCAAAACTTCCAGGATACCATAGAGCATATATCTCTTGCCGTCTAATATTTTCGGCATAACTTGACCTTTTTACTTGGTCTAATATTGCAGCAAATTCCGCGTAAGGTTTGAAAGGTAAAGATTTAGCATATCTCCAAAAAGGAGTATCATACTTGGAACCACCTAGATAATGCCACAAAATAAAAGTTTCAATCTTCCGCATTTGAGCATGAACCATATTATTGATTGATTGTCTCGTACCAAACTTATTAATTAAGTGGAGTGCAGTGCTTTCCGCAACAAATTTATAAAAATGTCCAGATGTAGCCTCTAATGGTTCTAAAAATGACAGCATATTACCATTGAGAATGGTACGTTCTCCTCTCCATATATTCTTTGCAATATAATTATCAAACTTCAAATACCCATCAGGTTTTGCATTAAAAAATTTGCCGAAATTTTTTTCAGCAATTGATCGTGGCGTTATTTCACTACGGTGTAAGTAACCATAAGAAGTACTATCATGATTAGGAATAACAAACGTCCATCCATCAGGAGTAGCAATTGCTTCAGTATGTTCTAACTTAGGATCATAAGGTCCAGTTGCCAAAGAAACAGCATTAACTGGATTAGTTAATTTATGATATTCATCAAGATTACTTGGTCTACCTCTACAATCAAAGATATAATCAGCATCTATCTCTTGTTCTGGATCACTGATATTTTTCTCTATAGACTTGTATTGTTTCAAACATTGTTCCTTTAATAAGTTAGGAACATAATGAGCAGAGACTGAATGGAAATAAAAATCGTGATATACATCTTTCTTACCCCAATTTTTATAATTTATTCCCCATTTCTTTGTTGCTTTAATATCATTATGACTCCAATTCTGATTAAGAGCACCACACATCAATGACACAACATCACATGTAGTGCCTTGACCTACCCTTTCAATAGGAACGTTAGGATCATGGTATATTTCTACCTCTTGTCCTAACAAATCATATTGCATTGCAGTAATACATCCACCTAATCCAGCACCAATTACTGCTATTTTCATTTCAATCCCCAGATTTGTATTGTTACTCTAATAGCAAATCCATCTGGTGCAACAGAAGTTACTAAATGCTTCTCTTTACTTGTATTCAGTACCATAGTATTCTTCGTTGGTAATATTGTATTCCATTCACGAGTATCTTTGTCTTCCCAAATAAACCATCCACCAGAATTAGGATGCCATGTTTCATTCAAATATATGGTAGCACCAAAACGACGACCACTATCATCATGCATAGCAATTCCAGAATGAGGTTGCCAAACATAATACTGTGTAACTATCTCACATTCAGGTACATGAGGTGATATTTCTTTCACAATGTCATTATGAATATCTTCAGATGTCATTGCTGCTATAGTGCTACCAGATATACCTTGTCTCAAACCAGGTTCCCAGATGATTACACTAGATGCCCATTCATTTTCTGATAATTTTTTATTAACTTCTTTTTTACAACGTGAAAAAAGATCTTCACTTAAAGCATTCTTTATTATTTTCATATGTGCTATAGAGGCTCATGGTCTCTTAAAACTAAGATGACCGTAGTTAGATCCCCATATCTTCTGATGAGTTATAGGATCTAAACCCTCATCCATAACATCTAAACCTTCATGGTTTAATATGATACTATTTCTGAGGTATGTATTTTTCCCATTCCAATCAATAAAACATTGACAGTCTGGATCAGTACCACCTTCATATCGTTGGTCTCCTGTCTTTTTAAATATTAAATCACATCCTTCCCTGTATGTCAATAGATCGTCTGTCAGTAATTCAAGATTAACTCCTTGAAGGAATCTCTGTTCATCCTGCTTACGAATTTCATAGTTCTTGGTACGTATCTCATCACCATTCTCATTAATGTCAATGACATACTGTAAGTATGGTCTATTTCTTAGATAATTATATGCTTGTTCTCCATAGAAACGATTACCACCCATACTTTTATAGGTAATCCAAATATGAGCATACCTTGTAGGATGACTCTGTGCTTGTTTTTTATTGGAGAATTGTCCCTCTAATAATGTAAGAAATTCACTCATGTCGGTAATACTTCAGGATTGTATAAATCTAATTCAAAAAATACTGGATGACATTCTTCTAATTGTAGATAGTCACCTGCTGCAAGGATGTCTTGTAACGTGTACTCTGGATTAACTGCACATTCTGTTAGAACCCATTTCTCTTGCTTTTCTTCTCTCTCAAGTGTATCAAATGCAAAGGGCATGTTCTCAATATAATACAGTAATACTGGTTCTTTGTCAAGAAAAACATACTGTCGTGTAATTCTATATGGTCTTGCCATGACCTTCTCTCAACTAATACTATTTAACTACCTACCTATGTTGAATGATATAGAAATTCTATTTTCTACAGATTCATTTAAGTCTACCTTATGATAGATTGAAGATGGAAAGATTACAATCATACCTTCTTTTGGTGTCATATAATATGCTGGATGCACTGGTAAAATCTTTTGAAATTCATCTGAATAAGAATTCATTTCATCCCACATAGTAAATGCGTTAGGATTATCAAATACTAATAGTCCAGAATCTTTTGGTGCATTAATCCAAAACACCCCAGAAAATACAGATCCAGGATGATTATGTTTATGATTAAATGCTCCTGGTCTGTTTATATTAATCCAAAGATCTTCTATATGAAAATCTTCATGTTTTAAAGTTCTAAAAAAGAAGTCATGACGTAGAGTTCTTTCAACCACATCCAATAAAGGATTATCTTCTGCTGTATAATCAACTGAAGATTGCCAACCTCCTCTATTAGATATGGTTCTACCTTCTGGGTCAAAATCATATTCTGCGTATATGTAATCTAATAAACCTTCTTTATCAAAATCTTTTACTGTATAGGCATGTAAAGTAGAAGGAAATAGTGGTATAATTTTCATCTCATCAGTTTCATCTTCAACATCTTGACACGTTTCTTCGCAGCACGTAACGCCTGTGGTTTCAGGGTACGCTTTGCTTCTTTTTTACTGTGATGTTGCCAATTTGGATACTTCATTGTCCTTTGGAGGATTTGGTGCTTTCAGTTCAGGTTGTTTTGACTGTGCAGCAATGAATGCTCTTAGTTCAGGACCCTCGTCCCACTCCCAAACCTGATTGTGTTGAGGATTCTTCTTCACAATAGTATGGGATTTTCTTTCTATTCTGTTTGGGTTCAATTTCACCATTATATCTCATCACTACAGTATGTATGTTAGCATAAAAAAAGACCCCTGTAAAGGGGTCTTGATCCATCTCGAACTAGAGATATTTAGAAGGTGAACTTAACACCTGCTTTAGCACCCCAGTTAACGATATCTTCGTTAGAAGAATCTTCACCAGTGATACCAGATAGTTCACCGTATACACCGAATGCTTCTGTAGCAGCGATGTTGATTCCTGCCTTACCAGAGAACTCACCCTCAGAACCGTCAGTTCCGTCTACAGCAACGAAAGAAGGACCGCCTTGTACGTATCCAGAAACTTTCTCACTAAGAGGACCCTCGAAACCGATGTGAAGATCTGTAGTTGCACCAGAATAGTCTCCATCAGGATATGAGAGGTTGCTCTCAACGTTCACGTATGGACCAGCAAAAGCTGCACCAGCGAGAAGGAATGGAGATGCTGCTACCGCAGCGATTGTTGATTTGATTGACATGATTGTTTTTTAAGTGTCTCGCAAGAATAAAAAAATCCTGCGGATGATACTACTCCCGACATGGAATAGTTTACATTTACGCAGGGTTACGATAGTTTCGAGTCCTTTGTTTAAGTATTTATACATAATACTATCTTATGCCTGTGGAGTCAACCCCCCTTGTGACAGTTATGCAACTGGCACACTAGTTCAAGTAGATCTGAGCAGAATCTATTGCAACCTCTGTAGTACCTTTGATTTTAACCCTAGCTGGTGTCTCAATATTAATATCATTCGTAGAATCTATATTAAGACCACCCTTAGCATCTATATCAGATGTACCTGCACCTTTCAATTTAAACGAACCACCAGTAGTTTCCAATCTCATTGTAGCAAGTGCCTCAATTTCTGCATTCAACTTAGCATTAACAAAGAAACTACCACTAGGATCTATTCGTACATTACCAACACCAGTTGTAACCTTAAATGTATCTGTTCTATCAAAAACTAAAGGTATCATCTTCAATCCACCAGCAGCCTTATAAGACATAACACCAGCAGACCATAGCTCATAATCACCCAAGACCTTACGGTTTATATGACCCATTGATATTATGTTACTAGTACCTCTAGGATCATACTGTACGTCTGTTATTTCACCAAAGTTTCTTAATTTGGCTTGTCCTGTAACAAAATCATTCTTCGTATCTGTTACTGTTTGAACAATTCCACCAAACATATTAATTGCACCAGCACCATTATTAGCATTAATATTAACTTGCATACCCTTAAGGGTTAACATATTACCTGCAATAATAGTAATATCATGACCTCTAACAACTACACCATCACCTGATGCATCAACTACCATATTACCATTAACATGCATGTTTAATGCCTGTTTGTCTTTATTATCACCTCCCATGTTCAATTCCATGTTCAGTCTTTCTTGAAACTTCCAGATACCTCCACCACCAGCATTAATATTAAGTGCTCCACTACCAGCACCCAAAGCAGGGTTTCTTGGACCAGTTCGTATGTTTATCCTACTACGACTGTCCATGATAATAAAGTTATCACCTGGCCCATCCACTGTAAGTTTCTGTACTCCTGAATCTCCAGGATACTTGGTTTCTAATATAGTGGATCTGGTCATATGACCTTTATAAATCACACTAAATCTAGGAGTATCAGTCAGACTCTGAGTTTCGTCCTCAGTCGTCTGCTGAAAAATTTCAGTTGGATTTTCTTCTGCTGCTGTAACTTGTGACATTATGGGCAATCCACGTAACGACCAGTACCAATCTTAGTAGCACCAACTTCAGCAAGGGCATCAGTACCAAGACATACAAGTGATGGTAACATCTTAGCACCACTACCAGTACTACCTATGACTCTAATCTCTGGCATCTCTTCAAATGTTAATGCTCTATCCAAAACTCTCGCACCAATTACAAAACCATCATCATTAATAATTGCTTCAGCAACACCCTTCTGTCCATTAACATAAACATCTGGTTGTGTTGTATATCCTTGTCCTGGTCTTGTTACTGTAAATGAATCTATAATACAACGCTTATTATTACCAGAAGCAAGATTTTTCTTATATCCATATCCACCAGTTAGGACACGAATTTCTGTCAAGAATCCTTGATTATCTAACAGACCCATTGCAGTTGCTCCAATACCATTACCACCAATAAACACAAATGGTGGTTCTTTATATGCAGTTCCAGTACTCTTAACTGGTATATGAATAATGGAACCATTACCATCTGTAATAATATCACCACTATCAACAACAGGTGGTATAATTCCTTTTCCAGGATCTGTACCTGGTGTATCACCTTCTCCTTGATCAAAATCTGGTAAATCTTGATCTGTTGGAGCAGTAATCAATACATCACATGTTGCACCTTTACCATGTATAGTAAATGTTAATGTCTCTTCGTCTTCTATTTCATTATCTTCTTCAATACCAACTGTTATTGCTGCTGAATTATTATTAATTACAAATTCTCCTTGTAATTGACCACCAACAATATCAGATTCTGTTATACCATTTCCAGTTAAACTATAGTATGCAACAGTTCCATTAGCAACATTCCTTGTAGTAATTGAATAAATTACAAAATCTCCTTCTTTAACAGTAAGTTTATCTGAAATTACATTCCATGTTTCTTGTGTCCCAATTTGATCGTTTGGATCATTATCAATTCCCTCTCCTGGAACTGTATCTGTAGTATCTGGTGGGAAAACCTTATCAATTTCAATAAATGGATCTGTAATGGGTGGAATATAAGGATCTGTTGGTTCTTGTACAGGTTCTTCTTTAATCTTACATCGACCAATATTTTTAACGAACTTATGTCCTATACCACTTTCCTTTGAAGGAGAGTTCATTTCCAATTTAACATAGAAATACTCATCTGTTTCTCTCTCAGGTGTGAATAAGGTTTGGAATGTTATTGTCTTTTCAGTTTCATTTGGAAGGAATCCAAGAATACCGTCTTCTGGAAGATAATCTTCATTTACAGTAGCAGTACCTTTGTTTAAATTCTTATATGATACAGAAGATGATACATCAGTTCTTCCTTTTCTAGTAACTGTGAATATTGCTTCATTTCCTTCTTCAACTTCTATATTATTAATATCATATATGATATTATTATCTAACAAAGTATCTGTAACACCACCTGTAAATCCTACAGTAGTTAATATTAATGGTTTACCTTTATATGCATCTTCACAAACATATTGTGTATAATCTGCTTGAGTATCACCAAATGCATTTTCAATTTGTTCTAACAATTTATCTAATCCTTTTGGTTCTTCATCATTTTCTTCAGTTGTAGTACCATCATCCTTTTCTCCACTTGTACATGTCGCTGACCATTCACTACATTGTAAATCAGGACCAGAGCATTGAATACCAAGTAGTTTTAGTACATAATTAATAGCATTACCAATAATATTAAATGGAGTAGCAATGGCAGCAAGTATAGTTTGTAGAGGACCAAGAATGTCTGCTAATAATTCTTCTAGCAAAGACGAAATCTTAGATAATATACCACCAATTAACTCATCAACCTGACAAGCAGCAGCACGATAAATTGACTGAACATAATTCATTAATACGTTAGTCAACCATTGTGCTAATCTATCACCAAGATCTGCCATCTTACATCCAAGATTGGCAAGCATTTTATTAATCCATTCTGTAATAGGACTTAATGCATTACCTTTCTTAGAAGGATATAACAATGCTTTTATAAGTTTCTTAACTGCTTTTGTTATTAAAGCATTCACATAACCTTTTACGTTCGCAAGTAAAGCACGAATAAGAGACATGAATTTATTAACATACTTTCTAGCAGCATATATTCCATCATACAACCCACCAGTTGTCTGGTTCACATAATAAGTTCCAATATTACCATTATTCTTCTGAACTTCATTTAAAAACTCCGCTAGATAAACTTTAGTTTTTTTACTAAAGTTCCTTTCACTTTCATCACAAACTTGACCATTAGTTGCACACCACTCTTCTCTAGATATATCATCCCATGTTGCTGGTTTAGGAACAGTTTCAAGAACAGGGTTCCAATTCTTTGTCCCACCATCATTTAAAGGACCTGTTAAATTGTTTGTTTTAAAATCTCCTCGAGGACCACCTGACCACTCTTCAAACTTAAATTCTGCATCAACTTCTTTTAAGCTTAATTGATCTGTATTAATATAAGACTCAAAAGTCATTGCGTCACCAGGACGACCAACCTTAGTAACAGTAGTAGCACCTGGAGTCTGTCCAACAGACCCCATAATTATTGGTTTCTGTTTCTCATGATCGAGATAGAAACCAATAACCCAACAACCTATTTGTAACTGTGGATGAGCACCACCAAGATTTCCAGGCAGAAATGGAACGTTGACAGGCATCATTACATTTGCCCATGGCAAATCTGCGGTAGAAAGAATCTCAGGATCTTTTGGATGATCCCCGATTATTCTTACCTTAAAACGATAACCGCCCTTGTTGTTTACTTCATCACGAGCGTTACCTTCAATTTGTCCAATCCACCAACTGAAACCATCTTGACCGATTCTTCCAGTTGGATTTATCTGCGAAAATAGGTCCATTTAATCATCGTATATTAAACATTCTGGTTCATCTGGATGTTGATCACAAAAGAGTTCAATAGTATTAGGATCATGGTGGTCACCTGCTTCTATCTCATCTTTATGATGCTCTACATATTCTTCTAGATCATGCAACTCATCCTTAATATGCCGTCTAGCAGCAGGATTCGTTGTAGGATCATCAAGAATTTCTTTATCTTTTTCTATGTGCTTTTCGATACTTTCCATGTGATAGAATACCTCCTTATCAATGTATTTAGTACTCAGCTGCATCATTAACACCCGAAGAATCTCTACAAAGAACTAAAGTCGATGTAAAGTGACCATTTCCAGAGGAAGGTGGTTTCAGGCTGTAATTATGAGCGACTTCGTATACTAAGTATACACCACTACTCTCTGGATCGTATGGTTCTGTCCTGGATTCTTCATTTGGCAACTTACTCTTTAATTTTATCGTAACCTTATCTCCTGCACATATTTCGGAATTTCCAGGAATTACGATAGTACATTGCTGTTGTTTTAACAACTCATATCTAGCATTACTCTGAGCAGCATAGTATTTTACCCAATCAGCAAATTCTGAAGGATCCGTAGCACCATCCTGATCTTCTGGTGAAGCTGGACCACCTTCATTATACCATGTTTCATGATCTATAAAAGAAACTATGATTCTTGAATATTGTTTCGTTAAATCTTTTTCCCCAGTGCTTAATTGTGGTTGAGAAGTTGTTCCTCCTAGATGTGCTATATTATCATAAGCACTACTAATATTATATTCTACTTCATCATATTCTCCTGTAGATAAATTAAAAGTAGCAACCTTAGTAGCATACTTACCTTTCCTAAGACTTTCTAAAAGATTAAGATCAGATCCAAAGTGAGAAAATTGAATAGAAAATTGAGTATCGGCAATATCATCATTTGCTAATTGCTCAACATATGGTCCCCATGATGGAGACTGTAATTGCGGAGCAGCAAACTGTTTTCCATCAACATCACATAAAGCATCTAAAGAAAAGAAATTATATCCTCTTCTATTTTCCCAAAAATAAAATCCAGCACTACCTTTTACTGATTCGGTAGTTTCCCATGGAAACTCCTCTGTATCTGTCTGAGGTGTATTAAATGAAGATTTTGTAGAAATACTCTTTGTTGCTATTGTTGAAATAATATCAAATGGTCTCCTTCTTATAGGTAATAATTTAGTTTTAAATAACGTAGGTTCGCTAAAAAAGTCTTTTTGACTATTAAGTTGTTCTGTAAGTAATTTAGCAGCTATTTGATCACCAGTTCCTTCTATTGGAGCACTCAATCTAACAACTTCATTACCTAGTGCTTCCTCAGTTACCAGACCAATGGTATATGTTTGTATATTATTTTGAGCATATCTTCCTTGAACAGTGAAAATACGCATACTATACGTAATTAATTCTGGATTAATAGTAGTTTTAACAACAATTTCTATTTTTTCAGTTCCTTGTATAGGAACCGCATTTAATAAACCACCAGCATCAACAATCTCCATCCTTCCTGCTACGAAAGGAGATGTAATATTTTCTGAATATACAAAAAATTGTATTAGAGATAGAGAAACAACTATAGGATCTCTACCATCATTAGGAAATATTTTACAAGACCTTAGCTCGAATTCTGATGCTGATGATGGTGATGACATAGTTATAGAGTAGCGAGATTAAGAGCAGAAAATGTAGTTAGGAACTCTCCATGTCCAGGAGTAGGCATTGTAAAGTTAGGTGTAAAGGTTTCTCCTTTTTCACCATCACCTGTACTATAGAAATTATTAATAACCATACCACCTTCATTATTCGATAATTCAGCCATAGCAAGTGAATCAGCAAAACTACTACCAGTATTTGATTGATCACCAGTAATTGCTTGTTCTGCTTGATGCTTGTTTAATAAATCATGCCACTGTTGTGTAACAGGAACACCTTCAAACTCACTTCCAACTGGTGTATCCAACATAGCTTGAATCTGTTCAGGAGTCATCTGATCTATGACCTGCTGCATTGAAGATGCATCAAGAGTTTGTTGTTCTTCATTGTTTGCCCATGGATTCTTAATACCCATCCACTGTGGTCCAATAAAACCGTCTCCTTTTTGAGAACCCATTACATTTCTCATTGCCTCAAGAAAACCACTATTATTAATAGATTCAGCAGTATTGGAAAAGGATTCACCTACAATTGTCCTACCTTCTTCTGAAAATAAATTGGGAATTTCTATCTCATGACCAAAAAAGTCCTTAGTAAGAGTGAATACACCATCATCATCTTCACCACCAGTTACCTTTTGTACTTGGTCTATAACAGCACCGACAGTATTCGTAACAGTGTCAACAATATTTGAAGTAATGTCTGAAATACCACCTAATATCCCACCTAAAGCATCCATTCCTCCTTCAGCATTCCAAAATTGACTTAATCCAGCAGCAGCTAATTTTTTATGATCATTTCCTGCTTGTTTCCAACCTTCAACTTGCCATTTAGCTTGTTCTATTGCAAGTTTCTTACCACGACCACCACCTAAAGGTGTAACAGTATGTCTTTCTGGTCCATGTGCATTAAAGACTGCTCCAGATTCAGGTGCATCAATATCAAACATTCCACCAGTACGGAATCCTTTCTCACCACCTATCAAATCCTTTGCTAATAAAGCAGAATCTAATCCAACTGATATTGCAGTTCCAACTCCAGGAAATGAAGATGCAACACCAGAACCTAGTTCTAATAAAGCACCACCCCAATCACCTCTCGCTAATCTTTGAGCAGCAAATATAGCACCAAGACCAGCACCAAGAAACGGAATTTTCTTAGCAAGCATCTTACCACCAATGCTTGTTGCAGCTTTCCTAGAAAATCTCATTCCTAGTCTACTTGCTATTCTCGCACCTGTTCTTCCACCCAAAGCGGTCATGGTTCTTGTACCGATTGCTCGTAAACCACGTTTTCCAACCTGATTTGCAAGATTTTTAGTACCTATTCCCATACCTAGACGACCTGCTCTAGTTCCAGCCATCATCATTGGTAATAAACCAGCACCTCCACCACCTCCACCACCAGAACCACCAGAAGAAGAAGCTGCACTTAATCTTTTTATTGGATCTGTAGAACTTAAATTTTTAACCTTCTCTAAATTATTTTCTTCAGTAGTAGCTTTTGCACGATTTAAAGCTAATTGTGATAATCTTGCAGTTTCTTGATGTGCAGTAATAGCAGCCTGAGTTTGCTCTTCAATAGCATTAACTATTTGCATAGTTACAGCAGTATTTTTATTAACTGCAACTACAACTGCTTCTAAAGTATCGCCAGTTTGGAAAAACGAATCATCTCCGAAATTACCAGTACCACCAGCAGCAGGAAATATGCCACGATTAGATGGCATTATATCAGGATTTACAGGGTTTATATCCCTTAAAGCACGACCACCAAAGAAATTTGATCCACCACCAGCATCTACTTTTACAAATATATTGTTTACTGGTTGAGTTATAGTATTATTATCACCAACTGATACAATAGCACCACCTTTCTCTTGACCTTCCTCTTTTTCCTCACCTTTTGCAGTTACTTTATCCCACAACTTTTTACCAATCCAGTCCGTGAGCTCTCCAAAAGCTTTGCCCAAAGCATCTCCTCTGGTATCTTGGTATCCTACAGTTCCACTAGCCATTTTTTTGTTTCTGTTGTTGTGCTTTTCTTGCTGCTTTCACTTGTTCCATATATTGCATTACAAGAGTTATATAAACTTGCCTTTCCCAAGGCATCATATTCTCAAGTTCACTCAAGCTATATTTATGATGATGCATCAAAGCAAAGTTGGTTTTATAATATCCCTCCAACGATGTATGAAAGAGGGCTATCCGAAAAAATTCTGTAGCCCGTTGATTGTAAACTCAGATTCTACACCAGTATTAGGATTTTTAACCTTAAAACTATGCTCTACTCTAGGACATGTCTCAAAGAATTTCTGTAATGCACCAAATTGCTTTGTAGTCATTCCATCCACAAATTCCTTAAATTCCTGATGACTAGTAGTAGAAGAATCAAAAACTTCTTCTCCATCATAGATTTGATCTATACAAGATGCTATAACTTCAGTTATAGTGTCTTGTTCTGGTGCTTGTCCAATTATAGACCCTGAAATAAACTGGTTATATCCAGGATATTTCATAATAAGACCCATAGTATCAGTAAGTTCAACTTTCTTACTATGACCTTCTGGTCTTATAACTCCAACATTATTCAAATCTAATTTATAAGATACCTTAGTCTCATTATCATCTTTACATGTTAATACTAAGTCTACTACCTCTCCAACAGAAACAGCACGAATATTTAGAAAAATTAGCTCTAAGTCAAATAGAGTTAATTCATCTATCTTTATTCTCGTCTGTATACAAGATTTTAATAAATTTCTAACAGCAGATTCTATCTGCTTATCATCTCCAGAATCCAAAGCCAGTAAAAGCAATTTCTCCTCTTTTACTACAAATGGACGATATTTAATCTTTTTGCCTGTAGATGGTACTACCAACTCATATGTCGGTAAAACCGTTTTTGGTAATGCCATAAAATGTAATTCAAATCGTATATTTATTTAGCTCGACTTTTTGAGGCAATTTTTTGCCGAGTAAATTTTCCCCGATTCATGGAATTGAAAAGTCGAATTTGCTGGCTATGACGCAAATCCAGCAAGTTGTGTGATGTCGTTGTTGACCGTGTAATGACGCATGTATGCAAATTGTGCAGTGACAGAAGCAATTTGAGTTGATCCAAACTGCATTGGTACAGCATCAATTGCATATGGGTAAGCTTTCTCTAAAATATATGTTATTGCAGATCTTGGTCTTTGACTTCTTGCTAATTCTGCCTTACTAATCGCAATATCACACATATAATAATCTGGGTAATTTAGTCTAACTGTTCTATTCTTGCGTTTATATGAACCATAAGCAGCCTCCATAGGTTGATTTTTAGTGTTAAATGACATACCATCATATGATCCGTTAAAGATATAATCATTCCAAGCATTTAAAAACTTCAACATACCTAAATTAGCATCAAGTTGAAATCCTAACTGAATTTCCGTAAACACACGAGTATGTGCATATGGAACTGATCCAGAACCAACATACATTCCATTAATATTACCTTGAGCAGTGTTAATGTTTGGCAACTGTGCTTCACTACACATATGCTCTGTCATTACATCCAAATCTGGAATCTTAACAGGAGGATTTAAAAACTTAACTTTAAAGTTGTTTGTAGTTGCCATACCGCCATTCTTGGCGATAAGTTCAATAAAATTCTTTACGGACACCCTAAATACCTATATTGGTACAATTATATTTATGGCATACTCTGGATTGTATAAACCCATACATCCCAGAAAGTATCGTGGCAATCCAACTAGGATAGTTTATAGATCATTATGGGAACGTAAATTCATGGTGTATTGTGATAATACACCAGGTATTTTAGAGTGGGGAAGTGAAGAAGTTATAATACCATATCGTGCTCCCGATGGGAGAGTGAGAAGATATTATCCAGACTTTTACATAAAAGTTCGTGAGAAGTCAGGACAAATATCAAAATATATTATTGAAATTAAACCTAAGAAACAAACAAAACCCCCTTATGGTAAAGATAAGAGAACTGCTGCATATAAGAAAGCTGTTCTGACGTTTGCAAAAAACCGTGCTAAATGGGATGCTGCTCAGAACTTCTGTGAAGACAGGCAGATGAAATTTTTAATACTCACAGAGGATCATTTAGCGGTATGAGAAAATGGCAAAAGGATTTGGAGAAGTACAAACAGTTAACCCTACAAACAAGTCAGGGCAAAACACACTGTTTGAAAAAATAAACGTTGCTGCTGGAGGAGAGAAGAAACCTCTTTCATGGTACAGAACAACAGTAAAAAGAATAGCAACTGGATATAATAAGAATTTTGAAAAGTATATTAGAGACGAGAAGAAAGATAGAGGTGAAGCATCCGAAGATCAAGACCAAAATGAACTAAGACGGTATGTTATACAAGGTCACATGTATATGTTTGAGTACGAAGCGAAGAGCAAGTATCTTCCTTACTACGACAAATTTCCACTTGTATATGTTATTAAGTCTAGTAAGAGTGAATTCTGGGGTCTCAACTTACATTACATACCATTAAAGAAAAGAATAGCAGCAACAAATAAACTAATGAGTGATAGAATTGACATGCCTAAGAGGTGTCTACATAAATATCTACATAGTCATGTGCAAGGACTTTATCTTGACCTTGCGAAATCGGAATGGGATACTGCTATCCTATTACCTACTGATCACTTTGTTAAGTCAGCCCAAAAAGCAGAATTTGATATTGCTAGGGAAGATGTGTGGAAAGATACCAATGATGCTTTCTATGATAAATTTAAAGCAGCAAGAGTCGTAAAAGGATACGGCACTGTACAAAGTAGAGAAATGGCACAATGACAGACCCATATGAAGGATTAAACATTCCAACAATTACACCTGATAATCGTAACTGGTTTCAAAGAAGACAAGATGCTACTAGAACCTGGATGTATGATTGGAAAGAAAATCTAGGCGATAGATATGAAGAGGGTAAGAGGATCCGAGCAGAAAACAGAGAAGAAGCAAAACTGGAAGCATTACAGAAAGCACAAGCAGCAGCACTGAAACCAGTTGGTCCTAGTTCTCAAGGATCAATAAGATATCCTGCTGATACTATTGAATCAGAATCTGATTATGTACTCTTTAACTTTTATAGATACACTCCTCCATTTAAAACTGGTGGATCAAATACTACCAAATTAGGTGGAAACTTTCAGTTCAATTGGGGAGGTGGAGGTCAGGAAGAAAAAATAGCAGAACTTGCTGCTGCCGAAAACTCTAATACAACCCCACAACAATTACTGAATCAATATAATAAATCTGCTATGTATTCTAGGGAAGAAGTATTAAGTCCCATAATGTTATACATGCCAGAAGATGTATCAACTTCTTTCAAAGCAAACTGGACTGGTAAAGCATTTAGTAACCTAGCAAGAGATGCTATGCAAGCAGCATCTGCTCAAGGTTGGGGTAAACTAACAGCTGCTGGTGATACGTTAAACAATGCTGTTAGAAATGCTGTACCATTAACAGGAGCAGCTGCAATAAGAACAGCAACACAAAAAATTACTGGAGATAGTTTATCAAACGATGATGTTTTTGGAGCAATCAGTGGAGTTATCTTAAATCCAAATGCAGAAATGTTATTTGGTGGTATGGAATTTAGAAACTTCTCTTTAAATTATAAAATGGTTCCACGTAATCCAACAGAAGCAAGAAACATAAAAAATATTATAAAGACATTCAAGACAGCAATGTTACCATCCCATAGTACTGCTGGTAATGCTAAGATATTTGGTACTGATACATCTATGGTATTTGATGAGAAAGCAGGATGGGACTTTACAGGATTCCTTAGTGCAATGAGGAATAATATGAACAGCATAGATAATGCATTCATTGCTGTTCCTAATCTATGTCTTGTAAGTTTTATGAGTGGTAGTGGTTTGAATCAAAATGTACCACAGTATAAGATGTGTGCTATAACTAATGTAGATGCTAACTACACACCAGATGGTACATGGGCTACTTATGATGATGGAACACCAGTTGCTACAACATTAAATATATCATTCCAAGAAACAAAACTTATATTTGCAGAGGAAGTTGCAGGAGGAACATTCTAATCATGTACTTCACAAATCTACCAAACATAAGATACAACGACAAACCTATCAGTTATCCTTACTCAGATGCTGATAAAGTTATCGTAAAAAATCTTTTCAGAAGATATAAAATAGATGATAACTTGTTCTCTTATGGTGTTTTCTTTAAGAAATATACTATAAAAGATGGAGATAGACCTGATACATTAGCTAACCAAGCATACGGTGATCCATTTTTTGATTGGGTAATATTACTAACAAATAATATGGTCAACGTACAATATGATTGGCCAATGACTAACTATGAAATCTATAAAACATTAGAGAGTGAGTATGATGATCCATATAATGAGATACATCACTACGAAATCTTAGAAGATTATGATAGGTATAAGAAAGGTACTTGGGTAGACAAAAACTTTTATGATTCTACACATAAGTTCTACAATAAAGATACTGGTACTTATATAAACAAAGCAGGTAATACTATAGCAACATCAATTCCTGTTGCAGAACACTTTACGAAAGAGAATTTAAAGAAGAGAGAAATATACTTATTAAAACCTAGATACTTCAACAAATTTGTAGAAGACTTTAAAAAGCAGAACAAGTATAAGAAATCATCTAATTATATTTCAACTACACTAAAGAGTACTAGCTAGACTTTTTGGGCAAAAAAATACCCCGAAAATTTTTCGGGGTTTTAAGGAACTGATTAACAGTTTTTGCTGAGGTCTTCTGCCATGCTCCCACCAATTTCTGCACCTTGATCCATTCCGATCATCGTAGCTGCACCAGCAAGAACCCAACCGACATAAGGAATAGAGGCGACACCAGTAGTAGCAACAGCACCACCGAGGCTACCCCCAACGATTCTTCCTGTTCCTTCTCCTGATCCGATTGCTTTGATACATGCTTCTGATTTACCAGATTCGATTGGGTTGTGAAACTTTGCCTGATCACGGAGTTTTGAATCAACAGGTACTTCTTTAACGACACTTTTAGTTTCGTTAGCGAATCCCAGAAAGCCACCTTTCTCCTTCACCTCCTCAGTTATCACAACAGTCTTAGGATCATTTGCTCTGTATTCTATTTCATATCCATCCATTGAAACCTTTGCCTTGTAAGAAGTGTACTCACTTACAGGTAGATTTAATGATGGCATTTTACTGGGACGATTGGATAACATACCAATCATACCAATATGGGACACCCCTAAGAGTGTCCCTAAACTTATACTAATCCATTTATTCATATTGATTTCTCTCATCTGGGGGAATTTCATCCTTTTTCTCATCCTTTTCAGGGTATATTCTTTTATCATCTGATTCATATGGTGGTTGCACAGATGTAATAAAAGTACTAAGGTCTGGTGGTGCAGTACCACTAACAACAGCAGAACCAGTAGCAACAATACCCAACGTGAGTGTTGTTGCAATCATCGTGGCTTCTGCCAACTGTAAAAGTTCAACTAACACTGGTCTTTTAATTACTATACAAAGTATAGCATGAGAAAGGGGGGTGTGTCTACCCCCTGTGCCACTTTAATAATCGTCATCCTTACTCTCAATGTATTCTTTGTTCCGTTTGCAAACACCATGCACATCTATTTCTTGATGAAGATGTGCCATAGTATGCAGTGCTTCTATACCACCGAAGCATATTATTAACATCATTGGTAGCATCCATAATGGATGACTTGCTACTTCTCCTGTGGTTCTTTTAGACATGGTAGATCAAAAAGTACTGTGTTTATGTATTCATCAGCCCATTCTTTATCAAATAACTTCTCTAGTATACCACGAGTCTTGTCGTTCTTCTTCTGTTGGTTACAATAATATACCTGATCATCATACCTCTTCATAGTATCAACCCACACATCATCCTTTAATGTATGATGTATATCATTAGAGAATACATTAAGATAGTTCATAACAATACAATAGAAATTTGCTATCTCTATGCTCTTACTAATACGCATGAACTTACAGTAAGGTGAGAAGATTTCGTCTGCCCACAATGGTAGCGGCCTTCTCTCACTAAATGTAAAGTTGTTACTGATCTCTCTTATCTGACTGTAGAATCTATCATCTACACCATGAACAGGAGACACATCAACGATAGCAGCAGTGATTGACTTGTCAGTAGCAACTATATCACATCCAAAGATAGGTAGATTGTAATGTGGATCAGGATAGAATATAGAATGTAGTATCTTCAATCCATTTAGATCTGCTATCTCAACATGCATCTTCCTGAGTGAAGGACACTGATACATCTTGTTTGTAATGATCAAGTCATCCTTCTTCACTTCAGGAAATGGACTCTCTAATGATTTGACATCAGGAAAACTCTCCATCACCTGAGTGATTGTAAATGATAGATCGTCTACAATGTCACGCATAACTGAAAAAGAACTCCCTGATTAATTTTTCTGACTCTTCCTTACCAAATGCATTGGATAAGTATCCTGAGATAGGATCAAGTCTTATCATATACTTATCAAAATCATGATACAAACTTGTATCCATACCAGTAGGTTTTGCTTTCTCTATCATCTCTTTATAAAGTGACAAATAATATTTGAATGTTGGTATATATGTATCAACCTGTGACATTTCACAGTACCTTACAAATATATTATTAGAGAAGTGATTACCTGGTTCAAAGAAACGATATGTTTCTTCTGTCTTAGGTAATGGTGGTACATCTAATAGATAATTTTCTACTGGATGTTGGAAATCAAATACTATGATAACTTTCTTCTCAAAGAAACCCATAAGATCCATCCCAAAACAAGGAAGGTTAGCCCCTGTCTTAGGATAGATCACATTGTTATGGATATTTAATTTGTCATCCCAGATGTCAACATGTCTGGACTTAATAAAATACTGACCTGAATACAGGTCAGCAGTAAGATGGACATCTCTTTTATTAGTCCAATGAACATGTTGTTTCTCAAACTTCAGGTCAGGAAAAGTCTCAAAGACTACTGACCTGTAGTTTTTCCAGAGATCATTACTCCTCTGCGAGTTGTCTGAAGTAGGAGAGTGCATCATCATCTTCAACTATTGTTTCTTCTTTCACTGGAACATTCGCACTTACTTTAGCACGAAATGATGAAGGTTCAGGTGCAGCAACTGGTTCAAACTCCTCACTATCTACAGTAGGAACTGGTGCAGGTCTCTTTGCTAAACCGAGAACAAGATTCAATCTCTTCTCTAGGTCTTCGTAAGACTTGAACTGATCCTTAGCAACAAATGCTTCTAAGGAATGTTCTTTCTTCCAGATCGTTTCCAATTCAGTATCATCTGAACTAAGAGCAGACACACTATCAAACTCACTGCTGTCATAGTTCCAGAAACCTGCTACTTTTTTAATCTTCAACTTAAAGTTTGCACCTTCCCAAAGATCAAACACATTGATAGGTGTCTCATCTTGGAACTCAGGTTGCATTGCTGCAAGAATCTTGTCATGGATCTTCTTACCATACTTATATAAGAATGTTTTGCCCTCGTTCTCAGGGTTCTTAGGATCCTTAACAACTAAGATGTTACTGTAGTAAGATAGCTTACGCTTCTGTCTACGTGCAACCTCTTTACCTTCCTCTGTTCCAGCGTTCCAATGCTGTCTGTTTACCTCACCAACTGGATCCTTCTCACCTACTGTAGTGAGAGAGTTCTCGATGTACCAACCGCCAGGCCCTTGAAAGGCATGTGAATAAACCTTTGCCCATGGAACTGTCTCACCATCTGGTGCAGGAAGGAAACGAATAACAGCGTAACCATTACCTGATGCATCGACTTCAGGTTTCCAGAACCTTTCATCTACCTGCTTACCACTAACTGTTTTCTCTAATTCTTTTTGTAAAAATTCTAAATTATTTCTTGACTTCTTTTTTAATTGTGCAAATGACATTAAGATTACCTCGTATTTAATCGGATTTGTTTAGGGTGGGAGATAGGAATAATGTATACCTACAAGTACAGGGCATTTCTACATAAGTAAATTTTTACTGTACTGCATGAGTCCTGTCTGGTTAAACAGTTCTGTGTTGCCACAGCGAGCACCACCTCTGACTCATCACCTTAACTAGACCATTGCCAGCAAGTTTGTTCAGTCACTCCCATGTGAGGTGATCAACCCCACAAGAGATACTATAACCCAATACTATTTATTTGTCAACCCTCTTCCAACTTCTCTCTCATTATGTTAATCTTCTCTAACAATTCATCAAACATCTTTTCTATCGGTGTGTCTGGGGTAGCACCTAGCATTACTATACCTGCCTTCATAGATTCTACAACAGACTTTGCTTCAGGGTCATCACTCAACTGAAGACGAGCATGAAATATCTTTTGCTTCTCAATTAATTTTTCTAATGCCTCAAAGTATTCTATTTTTCTTTGTGGATCTAGTAATATAAAATTCATAGCAGATCTAAAACAGAACTGCTGTAGTTCTATCATCTCTTGGATGTCTCCACGAACTAACTCTGACTGAAAGAATTTACTCATACTAACATCAACTTGGCACGACTTGTTTTTTTAATGAAGTTTAGTTCTTGTGCTTCATAGCGAAGCTTTTCTTTTAAAGGTTTGCTGATTAACTTACCTACGTTATCTAGTTCAATCTCATTTTCTTCACAGTAGTGGATAACCGAATCAATATAGTTCATGTCTGGATTGTGTAGGGCAATCTTCTCCACTTCCTGCGAGAATTTCGCAGCGGTCATAAATTTATCCTCAAGTAATTGTTTTTTATCCATATCGTTGTTGGTACTCGTCGATGTAGTCTATGAGTTTAAGAAGATACTCCTTCTTAGGTGGCTTAATTACGACTTGAGTTTCGCCATTCTCACAAGCAACAATAGTTACGAGTTGTTTGACAGTTAGACTGTATAATTCTTGCAAGCAACATGCATACGCTGTCTCTTGAAGGAAGTAATCATACATGTATGTTTCCTTCTTAGGTTCAGCAGAAGTTTTAAAATCTATTATGGATAACTCTCCATCAAATTCAGCAATACAATCTACACGACCAGCAATCTCAAGATGATTTGAGTACAGTGCTCCTTCCTGTAGATAGATATTATTTATTCTATCTAGTACATGCTTACTATTATGAAACATAATGGTAGGCAGAGGATACTTTTTATATTCATCTATGTCTAGTTTATTATTAAAATAATCTTCAACTATAGAATGATACTTTGTACCACGAGCAGCAGAACGTGAGGAGATTGCTGCTGCCTTCTCCTTACCTACTCGTGCTCTCCACTTAGCAAGACCTGCTTGCTTCTTAGCATTGCTACCGATGACAGTGGTGACTGATGGATAGTGTTTACCATCTGGTGTGAGGTAAACTCTCTTACCATCTACCATCTCTGCTTTCATCTCAAGTGGAAAGCATTTCACCTGATGATTGAATGGTGTGTGAGTACGTGTTGTCATAAACCCATATTAATTTTACTAATCAAGTACGACTTAACAAGACCAGAACGAACGATGTCCTCTATATTAAATTCAATTAAAGAGAACTCAGGCATTGTCTGTAAGATCTTTTGGAAATCTAAGATGCCTGTGCGTTCATTAGTCTTAACTAAATCTGTCTGAGCAGCATCACCACAGAATACTATCTTACTGTCTTGTCCAACTCTTGTTATTATACTATCAAGTTCATGAAAATTCAAGTTCTGACACTCATCAACTATAACAATAGCATTATCAAATGTAGTACCACGTATGAATGAGGTAGACCAGAAAGAAATAGTTTCTTGTGCCTTTAGATTATGATACAGCATTTCATATGATGCATCATCTGGCATCTCAAACATCGCTTGTACCATCTTCTTGTATGGTACTTGATATAAGAATGACTTATCATCAGCATCACCAGGTAAGAAACCAATCTCTCTTGATGGTACAAGAGATCGTACAAGGTAAATCTTTTCGTAAGGAGTAGTCTCACTAAGTACATCTTGTAATGCTTTATACATTGCAATGAATGTCTTGCCTGTACCTGCTACACCATAAGCATAGATCATTTTACCAGCATCCCACTCATCAAAGAAAATCTTTTGATTATCAGTGAGTGGTTCAATAGGAAACATTAGTTCCTGATTGATTGGCTTGCGTCTTTTCTTTTGCTTGGCAGTCATACCCTGACCTGGTGCTTTAGTTGTTTTCTTTTTTACTGGCATGTTAATTATACTTGTCTGTGATACTGCGGTTGTTATACCTTGCTGCTTTAGGTACTATTTTATTCTTCATTATATCACCCCAACCAGGATGTGTCTTGTTCATTTTATCACGCCACTCACCTACCTCACCAGAACCAGCACATCCTTTTGACCAGTCTTTGTCCCAGTCAGGATTCTCTTCTCTCCACTCATCGTAGGCTTTCATAGACATCATGAGTTCTTTCTCTTCACCAGTCTTTAAATTTTTTACAGGATATGTTGGCATTATTTCCACTCCAATGCTTTAGATGTAATAGGAAACTGTTCTATAAAAACATCTCTACATGCGTGAGCAATTTCCATGTGTTCTTTTTGTGTACCGTGTCCAGAACGTAGTTCTATGTAGTGAATCCATGAACGAACACTACCAGTCATGTATATTCTGGTTGGTGATGCTAATGGGAGAACAAATCTCGCACACTCCTTCGCAATGCCCTCACGTATAAGTTCATTGTATAAGTCCATCGCTTCATAGAAATGCCTAGAGATCTGGTTCTTGAGCCTCTTCTGTTGTTCTTCTGGTATGTCATCTATACTATTCTGACGATTCTTACTGTCCTGACTGCGTAATTCAGGTAAAGGTATACCCATCTTCAACCAGTTCACATCAGCATAACGTTGAGAGAACTCTTGGAATGTAAATGATCTATGCCTTAGTATCTGTGCAGCAAGACCACGAGTGGTCTCAATTTCCACAGTAAGGTATGCTTGTTCAAAGACGGACCAATGACCGTGCTTTATACAATAACTTAGCAAACCAGCCACGTTTGGGTTGTCTTGGTTCTTCGGGTTGCTCACCCTTGCTACGTACCCCATGTGCTTCTCGGCATCTGGAGTCACTGTCACTAGCTTCACGTTCATGTTGTTTTTCTTCACGTTTTATACGTTTACGTACCATTTTAGCATACTTTACCTCTTCTTTGGTATAAAGTAGGGGGTTCTGTTTTGCTATCTTAATAATTTTCTTTGCTGCCTTCTTGTCTTTCATATTTGCCATAGTAGGCTTTGAAGTAACCTACTACTCCATTCGATGTGACCTGTTTGTTACACCATTCGTCAGCACACATGTAGATATACCTGGTTGGGAAAGAGCTGCTATAATTACTGAGTAATAATTTCAGAACATGCTCTCGAAGATGAAGCAGTTCATCGCCTTCTAATTTCTGTGCCATGATGGGTAATCATACTTATTATATAGGTTAGCATAGTGACTCGACTTTTGCAACAAAAAAATCCTGGAAAAATTTTTCCAGGATTTATGAAACCACTATGTGATTTTTGAATCAGCTCTTGGAAGCGAACTTGCGTTTCACTTTAAGACCACGATACATTAGATCATGGTTTCTTTGTTGAGCTTCTGCTCGTACCATTTGACGGTACGCTTCAGAGTCGTACTCGACTCCACGATAAGTGACTTTTGCCATTGGCT